GTAAACATCCACGCCATATAACCTAAATAGATCGCTTATTTTAAACTCTTTTTCCTTGGCATCATTATCAAGGGCAATATACACCTTATCGCAGTTAGCTATAATCTTTTGAAAAATATAGCTATTTTCGCGTAGTGTAGAGCCAAGCAGTGGAATGGCGTTTCCTGCCACGATTGCATCGAAGACGCCTTCAACAATTGTGATGTCTTTGTTCCAATCCAAGTATAGTTCATTAAAGATAAAATCTCTTTCTGCTGGTGGATTCTTGTATCGTTGCCACGTGCCTGGTGTATATGAGCGAGCAATAAAATAGTTTAATTCTCCTTCCAGATCAAAGGATGGAATAATAATTCTTTTATCATATTCTCCATCTGGGCAATATCCTATCTTCCACCAAACCAGATCGTCCCTGGTCAATCCACGACTCTTGAGATATTGGCGAACCGTAATTGATAGTGGGCTTACTTTTTTGGAAGTTAAGCTAATAAATTCTTCTGGTAACTTAACAACAATGTTTTCTTCTTCTGTTTCGTCAACTTCAGAAAAATCAACAACACCAGTTAGAGTTCTCCACTGACTTTTAGAATCTCGGTTTCCATAAGAATAAACAAGGCGGCTAATGTCTTTGCCCACATAATCACAAATCCAACATTTAAAAACATTCTTATCGAAATTTAAAGAAAGTTTTCGTTTATGATGTTTGCACTTTGGGCAGTGAAAAAGAAACTCATCTTTTGATTTAAAAAAGGATCCGAGGAATTCCTTAATTATTTTGAGTTTTCGGTCAGACATACTAAGCCTGCCCTGGCCATAACAAGTGCGTCTGCACGATCATAATATTGTGGTTTTGGATTTCCATGCTTTGTATATTCAACAGTATATCCGAATTGAGGCTCATTGTCAATCATAAATTTAAAAACCTGTTCCTTGGCTTTCGTCCCTCGTTTAATGGTAATCCCGCACTTCTTTCTAGCTGAAATTGCTGGGATAAATTGTGGTTGAATTCCAAATTCTTCAAAACACATCCAAGAGGTAATACCATTAAACTTAATTAATGTTGAGATTGTATGAGAAGATGATTTACCCATCATAAACATATTGAGAGCTGGCTCGATGAAAATGTGATCAATTGGATAATCAATTTCTTTAAGCTTTTCCTTAATAAATAATGATTTTGAAAACATGTCTGGAAAATGGTTTTTGTTGCGCATGTCCCAACTTCCGACTTCTTGTAGCTTTCCCTCTAAATTAATGATGGCATAGCCAGTTATAGAAGTAGAAATATCAAGTCCGAGGATCATGCATCACTTATTTTTTCAAAGCCAAAATCATGTTGAACTTTTAAGCCATTGATTCTGTTGAGGCGAGGTTTTAATTCTCTGTTGTAATAATGAGCTGTATCTGTTCCGGGAGATAAGATAAAACGAATAATATATTCGCCCACAAAATTGGTTGCGGAAGTGGAGACTTCTCGCTCTCGGTAAACGGTTGTGACTTCTGGAATTGCGCGGATTTGATTCATAACTTCAGTGCGATCAATTGGTTTAGACTGTTCAATCGCTAAATAAAGATTTCCCTCATAACGGTCCTGAGAGATTTTTTCTTCTTTTTCCGTCAAGAAGTTGCGCCACTTTTTAAATTCCTTTTTCATCACTTATAAATAGAACCTTATTATATCAAAAATCTAGCTTTAATTTGAATGTAAAATCATCTTGGTCGCGCTTTCGCACTGGATTTGCCACTTTTGCAATACCAATAAGATTTCTTTTCTCGTCATAGATTCCAACGTAGTTTATATATACCGTTCTTTTAAAGGATGGATTAGGATCCCTCCAGCTACTTGATACAATATTTTTAATTGGGTTCTTATCATATTCAACATAGGAAGTGGAGCCACTCGATGCAGTCGGAGCTACAGCATAGGCACGGGTGATGGATGTGGGATTGTTGGATAAATTTACAGTAGAAAGTGGTGCTTGAGCTAACATGGTTAGTGTCGGAACATAATTGGTTCCACTAAAGTTTAATGCGAAGCTCGACGATGGAATCCCAGACCCAGTGGTTGAAAAATCCATCCAGCGCGGATTGATGGCCCCTCCACCATAATAATCTTCTGTATGAGAAGATAGGGGCCAACTCCCGGTTAAAATTAAAAATCCTTCGTCATATAAAACAACACCAGCCACCGAGCCACTTGCAGTTGTTGTGCCACCATCAGTGCTTGAAGAAACTTGTCGCAATTCACCATTCTGCATCGAATCTTTAAGTTCTGCTATAAGAGTTCCGGATACATAAAACTTACAGGATACAGTTCCTTTTTGTATAGAGGAGCCGTAGAAGATTGAAGGAATGCTTACCAGGCGCATTTCTTGAGTTGCTTTATTCCCAAGACTGGAACTGTAAGCATATCTGGGGCTTAAAATTTCATAATCTTGGAGTGCTGTTCTTAACGCAGAGATGCGGCGGCGGGTGGAATTGAGGGCATAGCGATCAGATGAAATGCTGGCAGACAATGGATAACTGCCAGTTATTACATCTCCGTATTCAAAATTGCTATTAAATTGTGTGTCTGAAGTAGTGCTGAATGCCTCCAAACTACCATCCTTAATAACAAAGGGATATATTAAATTGCCGGTTTTTCTATCAATATTCAACTCATAAAGATTGACATAACCTGTTGGGGTCATCCCAGCATTGTTAACAAAGCTACCAGACTCTCGCGGTGTGTTGTTGTAATAAATATTCTGATCATAAATAATGAAATTTGTTTGGGGATGAGTTTTTATTCTGTTGTAAAAAACATCGTTTTGATCAAACTTGTAGAAAGGCATGACTACCTGTAATTAGTTTAGATTTAATAATCAAGCCTTACGCGGATTGTCATTTCATTAGTAGGGTCTTTCTTCAGAGCCTCAGATAGTTTAGCAACCGCTAAAAGTTCATTATCTGAAGAATAAAGTCCAACTGTTGTAATATATGAAATTGGTGCGTCAAGGGTGTTGTTCTTAACCACAATCTTACTTGAACTGAGATAAGTTGGATTAGAACTATAATTAAAATCATTATGATTAACGCGGCAGAAATGAATTGTTGAATTTAATTCTGTCGTATTGTTAAATGATATGTCTTGAATTCGATTGCGGAAATAATTGCAAGAAGAACTTATTGCAGAACCTGTAAGCGAAGCAGAGATATATGTGCCATTGGGTCGGAAAGGAGTGCTGGGCCCACCACCTGCTGTCGCACCACCAATTCCCCCATTTTGACCAGACAAACTACTACCACTTTGGAAAACTGAACTACTAAGAACAACGATTCCTGCTTGATAAAAAATTAAACCGCAAGCCGGTGCGGTGGTCCAGCCTGCTCCTGCTCCTGCTGTTGCAGATAAAATAGCATATTCACCAGCGGGCGAGTTTACACGATAATCATTTTCTTTTCCAGAATCTGAAATGGTTATGACAGAATTGTTGTCAAACGGCGTGGCATAAGAGCCAGTGCCCACCTTGAGCGTGAAAGACCCTTTTTTAATTTCATCTTTGGCAAGTAAACGAGCAAAACTCATAAAAATACAATCTCTTAATTTTGTTCCGCCTGCAACCAAGTTTCCATCTTCGTCAAAAGGTCTTATGTCTCCACTGGTATTATATCCAACCATGAGTTGCGCCATTTGATTATAAATATTAATTTTTTTAGACTGCATCGTTGTGTTAGTTGATGCACTAAGGGCCGAGGATGCTGCATATCCCACGGTCAAATCGTAAATGTGGTTGGCTGAAGAACTGAGATAAGGATAGTCATAGACACTTTGAAACATGCCATGAGCATAATTTTTAATATTAGTCCCATTGTATGTGTCGGTGGTGGCACCCCCGGCGTTGTAAGTACCAGAAGCAAGTGTACCAGTAAGTGGAATAGCTTCATGCAATAACGTCTTCGTTGAGGTTATGTCGTTGTTTAGAAAAGTTTTAAAAGTTGTTGCCATTGTTTATTCCTTATGTATTAAGCTGGTATGCTTTTAATAAACCTAATGGGAAGATTTATGCTATACCCTGTGGTTGCTCCTGTTACTTTAATATTGCTGTCGATATATCTTACATTTTGAGAAGCACCGGCCACATTGGTCATTGACGTTTGTGCTCCGAGCTGTTGAAACAAATAAGTGCTCGTTTGAAGTTCCGTTGATGCTTGAATCATGAAATAGATTATAGTTCCGGCTGGTCCCTTGATGTTGGTTTCGTACCCGGTTCCAGCTAGATTCCCCATAAATGTATTTTGATCAGTTCCAAGAGAAAAGTAATAACTGGCAATATTATCATCATCCACAAATGAAATTTGGGCAGGAGCAAAATCTCCGTTGCCACGAGTGAGAGTGCCCAATCTATTATCCATTTCGACAATATATTGAGTCTCTAATAAATCAGCATCGATTGCTGCGGTGGCGGCAAGCTCATTAGTGTTTAATCCCTGATCAACACGAATCAGATTTTGTTGTTGCCCTGGTTGAAAACCATTGAGAAATCCGTTTGTTAAAGCGATATCCGCCACTGTTCCTTGCCCAGTAGTATTGACTATAAAACCAGCGGCGTTGCTGCTTCCCACAGTTGTTTCATCTACGCAAACAACATGGATCTCTGAACTACCTGAAGCTTTTGCTGTAGGTTGGGTAGAATTCTGTACCAAAACGGGCAAGTAGAGCAAGTTTGTTCTAGGGATTGAAAGCAATTTTGATTTCATTGTGGAGGTATTATTTGTAAAAGCCTCCAAAATTGGTGTTTGTAAAATCTCTAAATCATAGTATGCACTGCCACTCGCATTGTTTTTGTCGTAGGAACCATAATTAATTTCATCATCCCCTAATGCGAATTTTGTAATCTTAAATGATCCGTTTCCTTGTGCTAAACGATAGCGGCCTGTATCTGTGAGTACCGCGTCTAAAATAATGTCACCACTATTATCTAAAAATGCCATATTTATCTCCTATCTTCATATAAATAGTTTGTTTTTTTAGTTCTAACATAAATTATTATTTCCTGTTTTTTCTATTTTGGTATGTTTTTTTGTAAACTTTATATTAAGATCAATCTTCTTTCCCGTCTTTCTGGACCTTACGCGCACTTTTATCAACTTATCCCACAGGGTTTGGTCGGCGGTTCCAAGCTCAATCTTGCTACCATCTGCTCCTAACACCCTGGTTAAACATCCAGTATCGTCCACAGTTTTTGTTCCATCCGGATTAATTAACCCAGATGCTTCCTCATCAACCACACGCTGTGTTAGGGCTGGTTTTATGTGAATATATTTTGTAAACTTTTTGGCAACCTTTTGTGGTGGTGGCCGATTCTCATCCAATGAATAAACATTTCGCAGAAGATATGGGGCGTATCCGTCATACACCATTTGTAATTCATAAACCGGCGATGGGTTAGAGAAGTGACCATGATTATCAATCGTTCTAAAAATATAGTAATAAGTGGTATTGGGGGAAATAGTTTTATCTATCCACTCACCACTTGTTGAAAACTGACACTCATTATCAAGATTGACTTTTGTATCTACATGAGCAATTTTATTTCCAATAAAATCTGAGTAATTAGATGGTTTTTTATCAATTCGGAAAACCTCAAAGAACCTTGCATGGTCATCACTCTTAAATCTTATTGGCTCAAGTGGTCCCACCTCTTGGGACATTCTCAAGTTTTCAATTGCTTCAGAATCACCTGGCTGGATGGCGATTGGATTTAAATCATATTCCCCGGAATTTCCAGTCATCCAAAACAAAATTTGATTTCGCACATTTTGATATGTAATAACTTCCACGCCGGGAAAAACAGGGGGATCATCCATCATTACCACTTCTTTTTGGTAATAAGGAACTTTTACCATCTTTAAAGACGGTTCTGTTAAAACACAAATCTTGGCTTGGGATGGGCTTATCTCTTGTCGCCAGTGGTTAGAATTTGCGATTGGGGCTTGGTCTAACTGATACCAATATCGTGTACCAAATACCATTTCCATCGCATAAATCCGGTAAATATATTTCTTACCATACTTAACTTGCGTATCTGAAAATTTGTAATCAGTAAAAGTTGATGAATTCGGAAAATAAAAAGATTGCACTTTTTCGTCAGGAGTCCCATCTGTCCTAACTGACCACTTTTCAACTATATAAAAGATGGTTTCGTGGTAAGCATTTTCGGGGGCGATTCTTCTGGTCGCTTCTTGAGCATTCGTAGAGCCGCCCGCAATTTGGCGCTCGCGCCCGGCCATATTCAGGGACTCGTAAACTCCTATCCCTCCTACAATCTGTTTCCACGTTCGAGTCTTATCATATATCAAATCTTGCATTTTTGCCTTAAACGAAGTTAACATTAGGTTTCTGACTATCGCAGTTGAAACATTATTTTGTGCTTCTTCGACTTCCTGATCATATGCCCCTAAGAAAACTCCTTTCTCGACTTGTCCATAATAGTCCGGACCAAACGCCGCTTGAGCATTCCGTGAGCCTACAATCTGCCTGGAGCGACCGCGAGCGTCTGATGGGCGAGTTATCTGTGTTAGCCACCCATTAGGGGCGAGCAAGTCCCAACAGTCTAACGAACTTGATGGGACTAGCTGATCAGAGAAATTTTCATATGGTTTAAAAGCAGTTTCTGTATAGGTTGTTGGATCGGGGATAAAGGGCAAACCACCAGAAGAAATAAGATTATATCCCATCGAAGATGATGCACCCCAGGTGTTATCGACAAAACCTTTAATAAACATCGCTGTCATCTCGGTATTTTCGAACAATTTTATAACCTCGTTGTTAGGAGTATTAGCTGTAGAAAATTCAATATCGCACGACATTGGAAACCTTTGTCTAACATCACTGAATTCAGCAAACATTTGATTATTTGACGAAGGCACAATTTGATGCTTAAACCTGTCGGCCAAAGGATTCTGGCCTTCTCGCCATGCAGGAACAGTAGTTCCTTTTACTCCGTCAGAAAAGGCATAAGCATATTTATCAAAGTAATCTCCTTTACTTACATCGGCTTCCACCGTTTGTGCGCGGGCTCCCGCATTATAAGTTACCAAGGTTGCTATACGAGTTTCTTTAAGTTGCCTTTCTAGGGTGATATGTTTTTCGAAAACGGTATTAATGGTTGCTGGATCATAGTCTGAACTTCCGCCAGCTCGCTCTCTCGTATCATTTTCATTCTCCATTACACTCAAGAATGAATAAAGACTCGGGAGCATACTCTCATGTGGTTCCTTGGTTGGATCTTCTTGAGTAAGAATTGATTCATACGTTTGAATATAAAAATTATAATTGGGAGTTACAGATGCCTCATAAGGCGTCAATGAGCCATAGGAGTTATCTCTAACTTTTTTGGAATCTAATGGAGTATTATATCGAAACACTTGATCATCAAACTTTATTGCTGTGTTGCCGTCGCGTAATTTACCATCAGCAAACGTAGAAATAATGCCATGAGGTCCAATATTTCCGCCAGCAATATTTCTTGCGTGAGTTGTTAATCCTTGCCCATCTTCTAAAACCTTTAACCATTTGTCTTGACTTACAAATGGGTTGTTTGCGCCACCGCCAATCCCTGGTTCTGGTAAGTTGCCGCATTCCCCAATATCAACTGGGTTATATCGAATGACGACTTCTTCTTTTTTCCTAAAATGAAATCCAGTTTGGGATACCGAAAAAATCGCATATGCAGGCGTTCGGTTAGCCCCTTCCTCGCTAATTTCAATAGCTTGCGGACCTGTAACATATGCCCCGATGTCCGGGGTGGCAGGGATCGGATTCCAAATACGATTCATTCTATATCGCATAAAATCAATCGGACCTGCCGCATCATATTCAAAAAATGGAGTATTTCCGTGCGCGTTACTACCGAACGATGTCGCATTATACAGAGACACTACGCGCCAAGGTAAACTTACTTTAATACCCACTGTTTCCTCCTCCTGTTCCTAATCCTGATAACGGATTTCTCGCGGTCGGGGCTGATTGTTGGCCAGATGATTGTTGGCCAGATGATTGTTGGCCAGATGATTGTTGACCACTCGCTGGTGCAAAAGTGCTGCCTGCTGCTCCCGGAAGGGTTGGTGCGGTTGGTGCGCCACTAGAATTATCACCAGCAGCATTTGCTGCGGCGACTGCATTTTGTTGCATTTGAGCAGCATTAGCGGCAGTGAAAGAACCTCCTGTTGCTCCAGGGACTGCGGTTGTCACTGGTGGGGTTGGAGGTGCAGCTGTTACATTGTTTGTGATCTCCTCAACAACCCAATTGGTTGCAACTGTATAAACTGGTGGGAATGAAGATTCTGGCGGATCTAAAGGAGAAGACGGTATTGTATCGGTATAAGTCTCGGCTTCGCGGTGTGGTGAGGCCAAGGGAGCCATACCAGCATTCAAAATAAAATATTCTTCATATGTTGGCAAATCATTTCCTGATTGTCTTTGAACTTTAAACACTCCGCTTTCCCAAGGCCGAATGCGGCACAACAATGCGTTTGCTGGTGTCTTGGTCCCAACCCGGTCATACACCTCTCTATCAAGAGTTTTCCAAACTGGCATACCGCTTGAAAACTCCTCAATTTCATTTTCGTTTAAAGAATACTTTGTGGGTTTATAGCCATCTAAATATTGGATTTCGCCGATTGTTTCAAATAAAATCCGCGCTTTTGAACTAAGAGTTGGGCTTTCGAAAGGTTCGCTTTTTAGGAAATTATCTATTTCACCCTTTAACGCTCCACCGCCGAAATCTTTTCCTTGAGTTAGTGAATGGTTTTCATAATTAAACCGAATCAAAGCTTTGACCACATTAGGCAAATTATCAAGTTTTTGTTGTATTAAAACTGTTCGGTCAGCAGCATTTGGGATTGATTTGTCAAGCGCATCCTTAAAACCAGAGGGCAATTTAGGGTTATAATATCCTATGCTTTTCTGACTAGATCCTTCTGGTAGTGAAACTCCTGCACGGTTCCCCTCGCTCACAACACCATTCGAAATCAGATTCCAAAATATGTCAAAGGCTTTGCGGTTTTCATGAGTTTGAGCATTTGATCCCTCAATATAATCTTGGATCGGGTTAGAACTTGGGCCTTCGGTTGTTATTGATCCTGGTGGATTTAATCGTGGTGACACATTTGGCACTGGTATGGCAGTTAAATTATAATTGTAGGAAAGAAAATCAGCTACTTTCTCCTGAAGGGTGTTTGTGTTGGTAATTCTATTGGTAATCGTTGTCAGAGATCCTGCCGCCAAATTCATAAAATCCCTATTACTAATATTGGGCGCATCGCCCGTATTTTGGCCAATCATTGGAAGGGTAATATCTGCACCACCATAAACAACAGCGGGCGTTAGATATGAAAAATCTGTTCTTCGCAACGTGTTGTCAGGCGTTATTCCGTCGCTCACAAAGTCTGGCAAATCAATTCTACTGTTGACACCATTAAACAATTTAGTTAACTCCTTGGAAACAATACTTGTTTTCCATCTATCACTATCTATAACTCTCAACCCTGTATCTGTTGGAATTTTAGGAAAGCCATTATAATCGGCCCCTAGAAAATCAAAACCAGTATTTAATGGCAAGTTTGCGTCATAATAATCAGAGAAAGTGTGGGAGATGGTAAACGTATTCATTGATGGTTCAGTCGAAGAAGCAACATCACTTTCAAAAACATTATTTGAAGTTCCAGCAGCATTCGTGGCATCGGTATCTTTTGGTAGGTTTATTCCGCGCTCTTTTTGAACTCCTATAGCACTGTTGAGGAAGGTGATAAGATTATCATACAAGTTCATCGCAGCCAAACAACCTTGAGGATTACCAGCTTTAGGGCTGACATATAAATTCAGAGTGTTCATAATGTTCATTTTCTCTGGACCGCTTAACTCTACAAAGATCTGCAATATTTGAACATACTTCATTCCCACGCCACCAGTGAGAGCTGATCTGCCCCAGGAGACGCCCATGGCAGAATTTTGAAAAGCTTGTGTAAAACGATTAGTTGTTGGATCAAAATTGGCTACTTGCTCTGTGCCTGAGCCATATACGGCGCTGGTCTTTGACCCCTCATTATAATATGCTTTTATTTTTTTTAACTCGTCTAAAAGGACTGCTCGCTTTTCATTTAAAAATTCAACAACACCATCTTCGATTTCTAATTCTACTCTATATTGATAATATCCATCTGAATTTCCGAACATATTAGCATCAGTGCCAGTGTAATAATAAATTCCTTGCGCATTATTATTATGAATATTGGTAATCTGCCTCATGGTGGACACCCCATCCACAGATGCTGCACCGTCGCCAATAAAAGTCTTGCCAGTTGCAGCAGATATTTCACCAGCATCAATAATTAATTCGTCTGTTGGATCAAAAGAAATGTATTTCGGGTCTGCTGGAGTTCCTGTATTTCTCTGTCCCCGCGCCAAGGCACTATCAAATTTAGATAATTTAGAAGCAGGATCGAAAATATGAACGCCGGGAAAATAATAAGGAGTAGTTCCGGTTTCGGAACTGCCAGCGACACGTTGACGATAAACTTTCATTGAAAGAATCTGAACTTTATTCATAACCTCGCGTAACCACGGCGGATTATCTTGTTGTCGCACTGCAAACAAGTTAGAATAAGGTGTATTTTCTCGAACGAGCTTTCTTAAATCTAGACCAAACATAAATCGGCAGTTATTATTTTGATCGCGTGAAAGGTTTATATCCGTAAAATAAGAAAACCTCATACTATCGTTGTCAATAATTCTTCGATTCTTTGTCAAAGCTTGCAAGATTTCATTTTGAAAAGTTGCAAAATTTAATTCCAACTTGTCTAATCTTGCAACAACCCTAAAATCTTGTATTTTGGTATTTGGAAACGCTTGTCTTATAAGATAAGGATGTTGAGATCGTGGAGCAGATGGATCATGAGTGGTGCCTCCCATGTATTTTCCATCACTAAAATGGACCGGACCTGTCCAAAGTTTGTCGGTTTTGGCCAACTCATCTCCGTTTTGAGTTGCTTCAAAAAATACATATCCTTCTTTAACCATTTTATTATTACGATAAACTGCGTCTGAATTGACTTTGCTGATCTGTTGGGAACCTTCCGGGTAAGCGGCTGGGCCAAATCCAAAATGTCTAGCCAAATTATCTAAATTAATACTTGTCCACACAAAATATGCCAAATCAGTTGGCTCCGCTGGTAAATTTGTGGAATGATTTGCAATTCCTGGTCGCCATTGAGCATCAGAAGATAAAATGGTCTTGCTTATGCTTTTAATTGCATTACCCTTTGCATCAAACTCGGTGATACAGCGACTTATATCATCGCCGGTTCCGAACTCTGACAAATCTAAAGACATATAAGAAATGCCTGGGCCAGTTATGAGTTGTGCTTGGTCAGTATAAATATTTTGGGAAACCACTTTACCAGACCATTCTCTCACCGAATCTGTTGTATAAGCCTGAACAATATTTACTTTTATATAATCTTTTAAACTATCTCCGTTAGGAAGGGTACGTGACGAAAACCACTGAGAAGTTCCACCAGCCCCCAAGATATCTTTGATGGTTAATGCTAATTCAACTTGTAAACTTCCGTCACCACGGGTAACGATGCCCTCGCCAGGATAATCAATATGAGGATTTATCTCATTTTTAGTATATCCAGTGTTACTCCGCAAAATAATATTGCTGATATAAACATTTGGGAGAAATTCTCCAACAGTTTGAACTGGATTTATAACATAGCTTGTCATGAATGGTCCTTGAGATCTTCTTCGGTGATATCTGTATTATAAATATTACGCGCATCAATTTCTTTCTGTTTGTCTGAATCTTCACAATCCAAAAATCTTGTGGAATAGATTCCCAATGTCCTATCTGATGTTCTTTCGCAAATAATATCTTTTTCGATCTCGTTATCTACATCAATTTCCAAAAAATATTCTACATATCGAGGATCAAGTTCATACTCCGACATTCCAGTAATATCAAGTTCATCAATTGGGGAGACATTATCCAATAAGATTCCATCTTTAATTTGTTCAGGATATTTTATAAAATAAAGAGGTGTTAATACTTCTCGGATTCCCCCCTTACCATTACTGACTTGTTCTTCGTCTACTTCATAAACTTCTATTTCATACCCTTCTTTTTCAAAATCTATATTTGCCTCGCTGATATCTAACAATATACCACCATCGTCCGAGAAAACATCAATATACTCATTTCCATAAATTGCAGAATCAGCATCTTCGGCTATTTGACTTGCGTCAGACAGTTGCTTGATGGCAGTTTTGTAAACTACATTTTCCACTCGGATTTGTGGAGTGTTTAATGCACTTCCAGTTGGTTCTTTTACCCATGAGGTGGTTCTAGCAGAACTACTTACTTGCCCTATAAGAAACTGTATATTCCACGAAGGAATATATTCAGAGTTTAAATCTGAAGAACCAATAATGTTTTGCAAGGCATATTGATTATCCGTAATTGTATCGGGTGGTCGGATGGCCAAATCTTCAAAATATCTCTTTTCCCACTCCGCATTTGAGCGAATTAAAGTATTTGCTTTACGGACTTGTGACTCAACTCCTCTAAAGTTATATTGCCCCTCTAATTGAGGTGTGTCTGATTTTATGCGATTTTGTATATCTTTTTGATCTTGAGGGCCGAAACCATACTCGGAGTCATATAAGATACCATCGTCGAAAAAAGCGTAATAAACTGGCTTAAATTTGCCATTAGAAAGCAAGTATTTGCCATACTGTGTTAGCTGTATATCGATGACCTGTTCTTGTTTGTTAAAAAATTTCATTTAGCCTCCTCCTAGCGAGTTATCGGACGGGTCGGTGCCCGGATCTTGAGAGGACGCACCAGCACGTCCACTTTCTGCGCGCTTGGACCCTAGAGAATTATCGGACGATGGTGGATTTTGGGGTGGCGTTGCGGAAACATTACCAGCTTCCGCCTCTGGTGGTGCTTCGCGTCGGGGTTCGTTGCGCGTGGGCGATGGTGGCGGTGGTGGTGGTCTTCTTCCAAAATTGTTTCCTACCTCTACTTGAGCTAATTCAATAAGAGAAAAATTGTCATATGGCCAGTTGTAACTGTATTCATATCCAAGGGGATTTATAAAACTATTGGCTTTAAGCGCCATCAGATCTTGATACATCAAACTTCTTCCCCCCGTGCTGATTGCTCCATCATCGCTATCCTTGGTGGTTGCCCAATAGTTTATTGCGGCTCGTTTCTTAACTTTAAATACCATCCAACGTATCTCGGCCTGTGCCGGGAGCGGTCTGCCCCCAAAGAACTCATAGTTTTTCATTTCGTGTGAAATACCTTGTGAGTCTAATTCGGGAGTCATAGCAATTTTTGGCATCACGCCTTGCCAAATATCTTTAAGATCATCGCGATCTAATTCATGTTCAAATTCTATCATATACATTACAAATGGTTCGATATCACTATATCTGTTAAAATCTAATTCGGGTGGTAAAATATATTTTTCCATCATTTCTGACAATATAGAAACAGAAGTGTCTCTCACTGGTGCGTCTAATCCCCAAGTCGCTAAATCAGAACCCGGACCACCACCGCCCAACATAACAGTTCCAGGAATAGCAAAACCACTATTTAATTTGTTGGTCCTCGTGTTTCTAAAAAGATTTCTTGACGCTCGTTTGCTCTCCCCCCCCATAGTAAAGAAATACTTGCCCATAATTGGCGAATGAACAGTTTTAGACATGCCAGAATTTGCGTATACTCTGCGTGTACTAAAGGGAATAGCCACAATCGCTTCTGAAATCATCTTGGTATGTGCCAGTTGACCGATCTTTCTTTTGAGTGCAAAGGCAGTGTTTGCGCTGCTTATGCCCGTGGCGGCAAGATCGACTTCATCGCACGGGGCATTGGCAGTGCTTAAGCCTCCGGGTGATAATGCGATGGGGCTTACTCCCTTAAACCATTCTGTCATATCCCTAAATCTTTCTTGATTCTCCATGACGATGCCATTACCAGCAGGGAGTGAGCTGGAATGTATACCAATAAATAAATTTGGGGTACGTTCTACTCCAAAGAAAATACCTTTATGATTTTGTGGAACTTCCCCATAACCACTCCACATTCCGCGACCGTAGCCATATTCTGGGGCTTGAGAGCTGGAGAAGTCTAAAACTGGTGTTTCCATGTAAGGTGAAATCACCCAACGATCCAAGCTCATGTTGGATGGATCTGGAGATAAAATACCTTGTACATTTAAAGATGCTGTTACATCCATCATGGCTTGATAAGAAAAGTTACTATACCCGAAACGATATTCGTCTGTCTGATTGGGTTCATCAAATTTGGTCCATGCATTCCGGCGAGGATCATCAACACCCTTAAAACTCATCGTCATACGATTCATCACTTCAGCCCATCGAAATCCAAGACCACCACCAGCAGTTTGGGCGTCTTCAATAGAAGCGGTAAACATAAGTCGTACTTTTGCTTTTCCATAAAAATATGGAGGAGTTACTGGTGCATATGAAGGATCCCCATCGCGTAAAGGCACGGTTCCCCCTCCAGCTTGCCATGCCGAAGAAGACGCGGCATAAGTTCCTCGATTGGCATTCCACCCAGGACCAAAATATTTACCGTTATATGATCCAGTTACTCCTGCGCCGGGTGGACCCCACACAGTTCCAATGCGTAAAGATTCTGATCCAGATGTGTTGGGATTAAGTGGGTTCTTGGCATTGGTTGGATAGGAAGAACTGGCAAAAAACGGGAAGCTCGAAGACACATATCCATTAAAATAATCCTGCACCATTATAAGTTCATCATTGGGAGCATTGTTGGTCTTTTCAATGTATGCATCCATTACATAAATCTTTCCAGCTTCCACTTGTATATCACCGGCTGGTCGAGATTCTATGGATTGTAATTGTGAATCCTGTAAAAAGAAATTTGGAATCTCAGCTAGATAATTATGCATCGCACTAGAGTATAAATCAGTCGTGGTTTCCTCTGGGTGTGATGGTGAGAATTCAGCGTAAGGGAACCTCATTGGTTCTCTATCCGGTTGAGAAACATAATAGCTTGGAGCATTGTGTAATAATCGATGAGTGCCATCCGATTGAGAGTGCGGCACATATTGCAACGGATTTAACAGCGATTTAAATGGAAATCTTGTGTCGGGATTGCGAACATTGTATTCATATCCCGGATACTCATCTACTGATACAGTGGCGGTGCTTCCGGTAAACACTCCCCAATCCACTGCTATTCCGGATTTAATAGTGTTATACAGAATACCGGGAGCAAAGAAAGGTTGCAACAATGCTTGCATCGCCAATTGATCAGAACCCGACTGAACCCTTGCGGTTGGTTCTGGGGCTGAGTTCGATGCAGATAATGCCCCTCCTCCAAGATGTGGTCCAAAAGTACCAGAAAACAAACTCACCAATTGTGTGGTTCTATCGGCTGGATAAAATCCCTTATAAGGCAACAATTTTTTAACGGCGCTACAATTAATGGCAATTTTGTTGAGTTTATAATCTGCTGCGAAGGTTCCAAAATATTTCTGAAAATCACTAAACGAATATTCTTTAAAAAAGTTCTCATCAAACCCGCGCTGGTTGCCAGGGCTCGTATGAGTCAAGGCACTGGAAGTCACATTACCTCCGTCAAGTGATAAAAATTTATCATTTTGTGCTCTGAAATTGTTCCCCGCAGTGTTTACATAATATTCCATATTATCTGAAATTTTAAACTCTGGCAATATAGTGCGGGTCTGGGACAACCCTCTAATATTTTCAGCGTAGGCTTCATAAGAATCATACCAAGGATCTTTACCAGCGTCTATGTTTGTGCGCCATTTCATTCCTTTATTAACAGAGCTTAATATTTGTTGAATGTAAGAGGCTGATGTTGCACTCCATGGTCCCCATTGGGTCCAAAGAGTGTTGTTTGGTGCCTGACTATAAAGAATAGCATCACCAATACTTGGCAACCAATAATAAAAAGCAGAAGCAGATGGGTTTATATATAACTGGTGTAAGTATGAAGTCGGATTAATGGATCCAGTTACTCCACCAAGCATTCCTCCGATACGAGCAGTGTTGATAGAATTTAACTCTCCGGTATCTAGACCATTATTAAGAGCAAACGAGGAGGCACCCGATAAGCTTGAAACTGTAACTGCCTCATGTCCGGGGTTGACCGAAGGAGGGTTATAGACGATAGGTTCTCCCCCAAAAGGCCATACACTTCTGGCCATACCATCGGCGTTTCCGCAGGAATTGCTTATTGTAGTTTGAAAGCTGGGGTATCCGGGACTCACAAAGGACGGAGCCATTTGTGGTAAATATCGATTTCTTTCATAATAGGCGGTTTTCCAAAAGGTTCTTCTAACATTGGGGGCGCGATCAATACCATTATGCCCAATAGACAATGAAGCGGTGGGTGGAAAACCTGGGCTGTAATTATCAATAACGGAGGCGGTTTCAGCATATCGAGTGCGTGAGCGAGTTTTGCCAAGACCTGTATTAGCAGAGCGCGGATATGAAACTTCCGCATATGTTAAACTGTGGAAATCAGTATTATAATCATCTGATTCAATTAATTTATTGTATATCTGTGCATCTGTTTTATTATTTATGCCACCCAAATATTCACCAATTGATTTAACGGGATTATTAAACGGCAAGCCCCTTTGAGTCCATAGGCATAAATTGTTCCCAAAAGAATGTTGTAATTGAACATCCGTTAGTTCACTGATAAGCGGACGAAACTTAAAGGTGACTGGTGGTTCCGTATAATTTATAATGTTATTGGGATCGGTTCGGGGATCAAAATAGGTCGCGGGCAGGTTTGAACCAGAACCATGGGGAACAGTTACAATTCCGCGCTTTGATCCAACAGAAAGAATGTTGTTTTTCTTGTGAAATCTTGGAACTGGGGTGTCACCGGCTCTTAAATGCTTCCAAGAAGGGTGCCCATAGGGACCATTAACATTGTTAAAATATGCGTTAATGGTAGGAGCAATTACTCCATCGGTATAAAACTGGCTTCCGGGGGATATAGTGTTGCTTGACTCCGTTAATTGGGTTCGGTAATAGTTTGAAAACGTCCGGTCGGGATTATAAAAAGAATACTGTGCAAAATTGACAGTAAAAATATCAGTATAAGGTTGCCAAATACTCGCTGTCGCAAGTTGAACTACCGACGCAGTCATAGAAGTTGTCCCAGAAGGAACAGAAAACGGCACTAACCCGCCTGCATCATGGCAACCTCCAACATAACCAAATGGTTGGGTTTTATCCCTATTATAAGAATCCGCAATCCACTTATATTGTAATGTACTTTGTGGAATATCATGTTGAACAAACCAATTGTCATAATTAACGCTTGTTGTGAGTTGAGTGGAAGAAGTTCCAATTAAAGCACCCACTGTTACAGGATTGCGATTCACTTTGTGGTAAGCAGCAATAACATTATTATATCCAAACGGGTTTACGGTATGTTCTGACGGAACTGTGCCGTCACCAGGGCTTCCAGTGGGAGAAATACCAAATTGCCCACAATGTTCTGTCAACCAACTGTCAAGGGCTTCTCTTACCATTAAGTTGCGATAATTTAATTCATTGTAAACTGAAAATTCTTCAGCATTAACATCCAAACAACCGCGTGAACTAACTTCAGGGCCACCAGGAGCATTAAATCTTTCAACAAAAATCGATTTATTGGTGCCTGTCAAATCAAAACGGGGAAGTGCATAATCAATTGCGCCGCTAAAAATTCCTGTATCCGAAGACGTTGGTGAGAATCCTCCATTCGCAATGAAGTAGCGATTGTTCAAACTTCGACCAGAAGTTTGCAGAATTTCATATCCAAAGCGATAATTCCCAGCAACTGCTGATGATGTTCCCCACTTAATATTGGCAATATTTAATGGGCGCTTGGCATAAGCGTCACGTATCATTGTTGCACGAGGTTGGTGAGCTGTGCGAGAACCAATGGTTAAAGTATTAGATGCTAGAGTAAGATTCCAAGCTTCTGGGCGAGTTGCGGTAGTGTCAGTTGCGGCAGAATTAATATTAATGTGTCTATGCTGACGACCACCAACGTGATGCTGCGTGAACGGTCCTTGAATCGGAATACCTTTGTCGTCTCCGTAAATATCATCATGATAATTATCAATTGCTGTTTTCGTTCGAAAATTGGTTCCAACATCAGCCGCATAACCAGTTGTGACCGAGGAACTGTAAAGGCTAAATGGTGCAAATATATTACTTTTACCGCTTGTATAACCATAAGGTTTTTCAGAATTGGTAACTTTTGCATCTAACTTAGTTTTGGAATTGGGAATAATTACATCGTTGCAACCTTTTTCGCCAGGAATACTTGAGGCAGTTATAGTTAATTGTTCTGATGAATCAAATTTAAGAGACTCGTGAGTGTATTCTACCGTTTTATTTTTAGCAAAATTAGATCCTCCATGAATTACTGGCTGCTCATCCACATCAAGTCTGTAGATTTTTGTAAAGTTGCGCACAGCATATGCTTGACCTTCGTAAGTTGTTGTGGTAGTGGTTGAATTACGAGAAACAGCCAGCGTTGGGCCGGAGCCACTTCTGAAATCATTAGCCAGACGTATTGTATTTCTTTGAGCATTGACCGATGCATCGCCAGAAGTAATATTTGTATTATTTCTATCAGCGCGTTCCAACCACCACTCGCAGTTAGAGCCTGTGGCCGAGTTCGGAATTGGAGCCGTTCCTCGTTTCCCGGAATATAGCATTTCATTAATCCCGAATACTCCAGCTTCGGGGAGACTTTGATTTTGATTTTTCTTCTCTAAAGACGGAAATTTAGATTGATATTTATTTCGCTCAAGCACATGACTTTCAACCATTGTGCGGAGATTTTCGGAGAATCGGGCTGAACCAGGAACTAATTGTTGCAACATTACTGATAATGCAGAGTCCAACCATTTAAAATATTCAACAAATTTTTCTAATTCAATTGTGTTTTGAACTCTCTCAAAGTACAATTGACGCAATTTCTGCATATCTTTGTATTCTGATCGGTAACGATTTACTGGCTGACCAATTAGATTATTAAAATCTACGATTGTTCCAAAAATGTTTATCATTTCTCTTGAAATGATATTATACATGCTCTTTTCAAAGGCGAAAAAATATTGTTCAGGGCGCGAATCTTTGGTAAATAACTTATTCTGTCCCTCGTCAACAAGGGAAACCATATCAGAACTATTAATAATTTCCGGAGGTTGTTGTATTAGAGTGTGAACATATCTTCGATCAATGGAGGAAGTAGAATTGGTTAAGAATCCATATCCCTTTCCTGTATGTTGATATTGTCCAATTGGTCCAAGCCACCCCCATCGTGAAGTGTAATCATTAGAGCCGGAAGATGCAACTGAAGTATCTTGAACGGTGAAATTACCACCGGCATCAGAACTCGTTACATTCTCAAAATCCCAATTTAATATGAGTGTCTCTAATTGAGGAATCGCTTTAACATTTTTACTGCCGAGCTTTGCACCTTCTTCAGTTAAATAAGCATCACGATATGGATTTGAAGAACCAAAATTGGTAACATCTTTGGCATGAGCAGCCAAGGTTCCGCTGGATAAATAATCCATCCATACGCGCAGTGAAGTTGACTTGGTATTGCTCCTTTGTAAAATAGTTCCAGTGGTATTGGTTCTATGTGCCCCAACAAAAAACCTTTTATTAGCTTTCAAGAAATTTTGAGCATTCGCCGAACTAATTGAAGCAGTTACAAGAAAACTATTATTCAATACATCTAATACATAATTATAACCAGAAAACTCAACATCATACTGCCCCACAGAACTTCCTGACACACCAGCCGCTAGCGGGTACTTTTTGGGTTTAATTCTAACTGCCAAATTCCACCGAGAATTATCATAAACCTCTTGAAATACAGAACTTGTAAGTCTTGGGAACATTCCGAGGCCATCGTTACTACAAGTTAGCTGGAAATATGCTGCCGATCTTCGAATATCTGGGCGGACTGTCTGGACCTGGAATTGGCCATAATCAGGAGATCCCCAAGCGGTTGAGCCTGCGGCACCGGATGTGTGAGAGCCAAAAACAGAAGCTGTTGGGAATGACGTATTGAAATAATAACTATTTCCTTTCTCTGGATCTTTGGGAAAGAACGACTCCAACTCATAAGTATTGCCCCTATATTGGACTTCAGCACTTGAGCTGATATATCCTCGACTATATGCATTAGAACTGGCTGTTTGTTGGTATACAACCGCGTCTAAATTATTTTCAGTATAGAAGTTTGCGTATCTTTTTCTTACTGTGGCGTTTTCATAATTATCTAAAATTTTGTGAGTAATTTGATCGCCATATAAACGAATACTTATCAGCTCTTCATCAACACCAAAACATCTAATAAGATTACGAAAAGACTTCATCGTACCTTTGGTTTTATAAATGTTAATTAAATTATTGTAAACATTTTGATAAATGAGGTTTTTCAGTTCATTTACCTTTTCTGTAAAAAGCTTTTTATCATTACGAGCATCTAGATATTCTAAATCTGTTGCTTTTGTAAAGATTTCGGAAGTTAAAAACCCAGAACCGTCTATCAATCGATTTGAAAAAGGGAAAGGCTTATCACTTCCACTAATATAATCTTTGTTTTTTAAAGAAGTAATAGCTTGAGTTTGCAAGTATAAAGTGTCAAAGTAACTTGACATAATCTGTGTCAGTTGTTTTAACGCGCTTTTTGAATTATTCTCGTCATCAGCGGTAATCCATTGAGGGAGAGTCCCAAAAATTGAAGAATTGTTTTTTACATCATGTAATTTTCCAAGACTCATCATTGTGGTCTTTGACGAAGAAACTAGTGGATGTGTTGCATAGAGAATAGGGTCTTGAAATTCATAAGCCGCAGCAGATGCAGACATAATTGCCGAGCCGGTGTTTCTTGAGGTAACGGTATAACCTTCCCATTGTCCATTTGTAACCCTACCAGCATAATCAACCACTAAAGCATCCTTAGCGTTGACACTAGAAGTGTTAATTATCCCTTCATTAAATTTATAATAAACACCCAAGTCTACTGGATTTTCATAGGAATATTTAGTAGAAGCTGAGGTCGCCAGCGTTAAATCAGTATTTGTACCACCACCGACTTGACTAAACCAATATTGTCCGACCTCTTTTGCAGTTCTTCGCTTTTTCCAAAACCTAAATTCGTCTAAGGAGCCCGAGAATTTGCCATCGCCCTGTATTTCATTTCCTCCCGAAACAGCTGTAATAAGGGAACCAATTTGACCCAACATCGAACCTGTAACAGTGCCCATTGTAGTGCCGCCGATGAGGGTGTAAGTAAGATTACCATTAGTATAAAGTCGGCCAGCCATTTGGCTACCTGTATTTACGAAAGTAAGAGCAAAATGATTCCAAGATCCTGTGAGAGTAGAACCACTTAAAACAACGCTAGGAATTCCACCAGGTGTAACTCCTTGCCAAGAAAATCCTGCACTTCCTGACAGTAATTCTACATTGAAGTTTGGATTAACTACGCCACCTTCGGTTCCAGAAATTTCTACACGAAATCGACCATAGCCAGCTGTATCATAAGTTCCACTATTCCATATATCCACAATTACTTGGCGTCTGGATTCATCGGACGCATTAAAAGTCGATTTATTAAGCCAAAATTCAACAGATAATCCACCGCTACCCTCTAATTCGAGATTGGACAATCCTTGACTAGCAGTATTATAGATATTTAAATTATCAAATTGTAAAGTAAGTTCAGGATTAGTTTGAGAATTAAGAGAATAATTTACATTATTCCCCTTAAAAAAGATCCATTCCCTATTACTTGGAGCATCATATCCTGTGCCTGCGTCTATAACAGACCCATAAGATTGTCCAAAATTAATATATCCAGTTGTACGAGGATAGTCATTTTCAAAAATATATCGGTCAAGATAGGTTCCAGAAAGATTCCAATTAATTTTCTCTTTTAAAGAACCATCATAAGGATATTCGTTTAAAATATAGTTATAAGCATCTTCATAATATTTCTCGGCTGATCCATAAATTGCAAAATTAGAGGCGGTTGAAAAATCAACAGAAGGTATAAACCTTTGTTTTTGTTTTATATTTGATTTTAAATAATCTGCTGATTCGACTCCAGAGCCAACCGAATTTTGAGAAGCATTTTCTAAAAGCTTTTCAGACTTTTTCCCACTAAAAAGATCCTTAATATTGGCCATAGTTTCACTCTATTACACGAAATTTAAAAGTTTCAGGTTGTTCTTGATAAGCGCCATTGATATGATAAACAAATTTTATTCCGTAAGCATATCCAGCTTCCAGCATATTCATGTCTAAATCAAAATAACTCCCAGTTACATCGTATGAAAGTCTAGTATGATTTAAACTACCAGTTCCATATAAAATAACATCCTTTTCATCAATCATCCTGAAAATTTTAAAATAAGCATCTTCAACAATATCATTTTGAATTTGTTTAGACGCTACTGTGTAAATAGTTGGGCTCCAATCTTTTAATCGCGTAAATAGGCGGAATCGGGCAGAGTCTTGGTTATAGTACGAAGGTTCCAAATTTGTAATAGTGGTAACATAACGAGGAATAGAGTATATATTCGAAGAATTAAACTTCTGAGGTATAAAAGAGCCTGTGTGATATATCTTAACACCAGCAGTTGTAATTGCGGAGCCAGATGAGCCTGAAAACCATCTATCAAACGCCAAACTTGCAGTGGTATCAAGGGCAAAGGATGCGCTATAAATTCCAGTATCAACCCAACCACCAGTAATGGGGCTATTTGGCGTAGCAGTTAGTAGCTCGCCTTGGCTAGCCGAAGTATATGTATTGACATATATCGGACCCGTTCCAATGTTTGCAAGATTTTTTGGCTGACCCCTTACATAATTGTATAGATAGAGTGTGTTTAAATTGTCTGCGGCACTTAGATTTGAACTAGAAACATAAAAACTACCACGCTGATCTTTGCGCGTAGAGTTCCACCTAGCCTCAATCACCGGACGAGAAAAAAAGTATTCACTGCTTCGGGCAGAAAACTTTTTAGTGTAATACGAACGTTGGCCCATGGCTTGGCTTCCGGTTAACATTACCCCAACACCATAATTGTCATATCCGTCGCCCGACGTTCCTATAATCCACTGCTCTACAAGACCTGTAATTTTAACCTCTAGATCACCAGTTCCATCTTCTCCAAATGTTTGAGTATAATTAAACTCATCATATGTGGTAACAGGCGAGCCATTCCAAGAAGCACTCAAATAGCTGCCGCCGTCTGTGCTTGATGTTAAGCTTCGACCGGAATTATTTGTCCATTCTGTGGCCGCTTGAGCATTGATCCAATTAGAGCCAGTTCCATTGTATGTTACATCCGAATATTCGTCCATATCCAAGCCATCCCCTTCTTGCCATGATTGCGAAACAGGAGAAATAACAAGAGTAAAGTTTCTAGGCAGTGTTGAGGTGTGTTTTACATTATAAAGCCTCAAATAAAAATCTACACTTCCGCTTGCTGGAATTGTACCAGCTGTTCTATCAGATTGAATGGTGGTGGTTGCATCAGCAGTAACCACTGGGAATTTAATAAGTAATTTGGACTCTTCATAAGAGGAACTAGATTCTTGAGCATAAATCGAAAAAACCTCTAAAGAATCAGCCAAGCCCATGTTACTACTAGTCCCGCGAGTAATTAAGTTTGGTTGAAAAGCGTTCGTAATAGTGTTATCGTTTATGGCAGTATATCTTTTGATTCCCATTATTTGATCGTTCCTTTAATGTCTACGGCTGGGTATTTGATTTCGAAAACCACATTCTTTGGGCAATCAATATAGCTTCCATCTGCGGAATAAAGCATGTTAATATCAACCGGATTACTGGCATAATTTAATCCAGATTTTTGAACAATTTTAACCTTTGTAACATCAATAATACCCTTCATCTTATTAAGTTGGGTATATATGTCTGATACATAAAAAGGTTGGCCAATTTCAAATTTACTTGCATAATATGCAGCCAATTTAGAAGCTGCGTCACTTAGTACATCAAACTTGTTGGTATCTAAAGCCGCGATGGCCGCGAATTCAATTCCAATATTTATAATCTTTGCATCTAAAATGTCAATGGTGTCACTTATCATTCTAGCTTGATTCAACCATTGTTTTAAGTTTTCCTTTATGGTAGAATTAGAAATAGCTAGCGTTCCATCCGATGCTTCTGATAAGACATATAAATTCAAATTTCTGCGCAAAGAAGTTGAATCACGAACGATATTTACTCGCTTAACTGCTCCATATTTTGCAGGCATCGAATAACATAAACTTTGATAATCTTCTGAGGTTACTGCGCGGTTTTGGGAAGAAAAGACATTATAAATTCTATGTTTTAATTCTTCTGTCGTTGGCAACGCAACATCACCTACAATTGGCTGATCATTATTGACTTCTAAAGAACTGACAACGCTTGATAGTGCATTAGAGCTTAATGAACTGAGTTCTTTGAAGTCCCAAATTGGGGTGTCAATATTGGTCAGAGCATTCGCAGAAATATTTACGTTATCAGAATCATTAACACGGTATAAAACAGTCAACGTTGTGTTGGAAGGGGCCACACCAAATTTATCAGTTTTTAGGAAATTTCCTGGATCAATGCTGGTATCAGATATATAATCCTTTCCATGGACCTTTAACACAACTTTGCTTGGATCTACTATAGAATCAATAGATAAAGTGGTGTTTTTAGTTCCGAACCCAAATTGTAAAAATGTATCTTCTTGAGTTCGTTCAATCACAAATCGTCGGGGAACAACGAAAGGTCTTAAAAGGTTCTGGGTAATAGAACTATTATCGCCGCGATTGAGGGTGGGCTTATAAATGGTGTCTTGTGATAAATAATCTACCTCATAATATTCGTTACCTTCAGAATCCACTACAGACATGACTTCTGTAATATTATCTCCGCTTAATTTTAACTTTAGAAATTTTTGAAACTTGCCAACTACCAAGGATTCTCGATTTATTCTTCCAGAAACAACTTGTCCACGAGCACGAATGGCATAGCTTATAATTGCGCCTGTGCTTGAATTTACTTCTGCGATGACTAGTTCGTTATTTGGATCTGAAAAATCGACATCTTCATTCAAAATAAATGCTGAATTATCAATAGAAGACACTTCACTTCCACGTTTTAAAATTGGCATATAGTTGGTATCAGGCCCAGTACCAACAGTCGCGGCGGGGACAATAATATAAAATATTGCTTCACCCACGGATGCTGCTGCGGGATTGAAGCGATATCCCATTTGTCGCCCTAATTTAATAACATTATCATATTCAATTGCAGTATCAAGAAAGGATTCGTTAACACTATAATCTAAATAAAATGATAAAATGTCGCCGATATATGCAGTAGTGTCCAGCATAAGCGAACCAAAGCCGGATTCGCTGAAGTCTTTAAAAGAATTAGGGTAATAACGTTTTGCGTAATCTACTAAATCTTCTTTAATGCTGTTAAAATCTCTTGATGTATAATCAATAAGTGGATATTGTTTTTTTGAGCCCAATCAAAGTTCCTCTCTCTATCAAATAATTAGTCTACGGGTAAAGTTAGTTCTAAATTGTCTATTTCATCCAAAGGGATAATTGTATATTCTACCCTTACACTTAGAAAATTGGGATCGATGCCCTCAGTTTCGGCAGCACTATTAAAAATGATATTATCAACAGTAATATAGGGGAGATACTTCTTAACTTGTTGTTTTATCTTCCCGGATATTCGGCCATACAATCCGGGGTTGTCCATTTCAAACAAAAATCTTTTTAATCCAATCCCAAAATTTACATCCATTATTCGTTCACCGGGTATAGTGAACATTAAATTTTTGAAATTCTGTTTAACCAAATCTTTGTAAGCAGTTATCATCATATAACCGTTTATACTATCTCTAACAAGTGGAAGTTTTGGGGTGATTCCTGACATTTATATCTTCTCCTTTATATATCTGAACTTGGTGGTGCCAAGCCATCGATAATATTACATGCTTCTGGTGAGCCCGCTATGCTATTGGCATATTTGACTTCCTTATTAAATAGTTTGTCGAGCCAATCTGACGGTGGCATTGAATTTAACCACATTGGTTCTGGTCGCCAATCCATTCCCCAATAAGCCAAACCAAATGGCGTGATGGGTAAACCTGGCCAAAACATTGGAAGAAGTGTTATCGGGAGGAGTGCCATTGAAATCCACATAATTTGAGGTTCAGGGATGAAATTTTCATCTATAGGCTCAAACCATTCATCGGGGGGATCGGTTGGGGTAGAGTCTTTACATGCTTGCGGTCCATCCAATAAGTTTCCGAAAGCAGATCCAAATTGTTGCGTAGTATTTGCCATAACTTGACCTTGTGCGATCAACTGGTTAACCAAGTGTATAGAATCTCTAATCATTTTTGAAACAGCGATATTAATGTCATATGCCTCTACAAAGCCCTTAAAAATCAACACAGCTGTTTTCGCGATCATCATTATTAGTTGTTGGGCCAATCCAGCCCATGGAATACCATTTAGTGATAGCAATTGGAGATCGAGGCTTGATGGCGTACTACACCCAGCTGTTTGATAATTCCCAGAATTAAGAAGAGTTATAAAAATATCTTTTAATCTTATCTTTGTTGGGTCGAAGGCTTCGGTAACACCCTTATAAGAACGTAAATACTCAGAACTATAGATCTGGTTCAAAGACAGCATCCGATCTACAGGGAAAAGATACCTAAATAATGACTTATATTCAGGTGAATTCGTGAGTTGAGGGATAAGTGCGCTTCGGTAATTCTGAATGAATTGTTGCTCAAAAAAGCCAATATCTATGGCATCTGGTGTTCCATCTGAGTCAGCTTTGGTATAGCGATTGCCGGTGTTGGCTATATCGCTCATTAGCGTCAACGGATCGATTTCTACTTCTGAACATACCATCGGAACTACATGTGCCCAATTGTTTCCATTGGGAACAAAAAAGGCTTTTTGATACAAAGAAGATTTAGGAGTTGCTGCCGTAGTTTGGGCAATATTATCAAAAGGTGGAAGGGAACCAAAACCCGCAGCAGCCTCAGTTTCATACATATTTAAAATAGGATCAATAGCATGATTTCTTGAACACTGAGAGTCCGATGTATGCATGGGCGCCGTATGTGTAAAAATGTTATTGGTTGAAGCTGCTTGTTCCATGGGAGTGACATACGAAATTCTTACACCCAAATAAACACTTTGAAAGAAATCTCCCAACACTAGCTCGTCTCGATCTGCAACTAGATTTACACCTAAATCTTTTTCCATAGCTTCGCCACAGGCTTGAAAATCGTCTAAATCTGTTACCAGAGCCTTAGTAATCGGTTGGGGTCTACAGTCATTTGATAACAGAGCACTGATTGATAGTGGCACCTTCCCACCAGAAGTGAATCTCTCGTCAATGTAATCCTGAAATTCATTAATATTTACAACACCTTTTAAAAATTCGGTGCGAGAACCCCTGTCAACATAATTAGAGTTCGACCATTTGGCTTTGCGGACTGGAAGCACATAAATGGAGCCTGCGGGGATGAACTTTGGATTATGTTCACCCGGCGTAAAATTATCAATTTCGTGGAGGGGCACTCCTTGATAAGCCTGCTCCTCAACACGCAAATAATATTCTTTAATAAAGTTTCCATTTTCAAAACTTTTGCCTGGGTTTGCCTCTGGTGGTGTTGGTTCGCGACCAACGCCGTTTTCTTGAATGGACTTTAACAAATTTGTGGACAACTCTTTTCTTTCGGTAAAAGCTTTTTTAAAATCGTCTACAGCTTCTTCCAGTTCATCGATCCACTCCTGATACTTAAACACAACTCCACCAGGGGCTTGGGTTTTTTCCCACTTTAATAGTTCTATAATCGTGAGTATATCAAAATCTAAAAGACTAACATACGGCATTCCCTCTCCCAGCAAATTAGACGCTCGCTGAAACAAACGATAAGAATATGGATTGGTATTGGGGTTTGAAGCAGCAGAAAGGCCATAAAAAGACGGTTGTCTTGAGTCCGCACCAACAGTCAACCCATCTCCACTGAGCGCAGCATGTGTCTGTGAATCAAAAGGGGTGTTGGAGCGATTTATAGTATCAGTCCAGCTCCTCCTAGATGGCATTCGTTGGCCGCCCACATCATAACCCCATGTAGGATCTATTAATTTCCAACCTATTTTTCCATTAGGAAATGGTGTGCCGCGCCAGGGGCCGACTTCAACCCCGTCTATTGTTATCCATCGTAAGAATTGTGCTTCAAACTCAAAACGATTATTAAAGTCCGGCGCGGGATCTTGTTCCCAAGAATGCGACCAGGAGGCGTTGGTCGAGCTGCGATATTGTCTTATCTTGGCTTCGTGGGTGTCGGCGAGGGGGCTTTGCAAAGCGCGTGGATACCAATATCCCTGATAATAAGTTTGATTTTTAGAACTTCCATTGTCCGAAGAACGTCTGGAATCAGTAGGTTGTCTTGCTCCCCGGTAAACGCTATAAGGCCCAAATGGTGGGTTAATGAGGCCCTTTCCAGTAATCCAGGCCGGTGGTTCAATTCCGCTGCCGCCCCAGTTATGACGATCCCACACGTAATTGTATTTAAATTTAAACGATTTTCTACTAGTAAAGGCCGCAGTGGAATCACTGAAAAGTTTTCCGGGTCTATCGCCTGTGTTGGGGCTGTAATTCGCCACCAACGGACCACGCGCATTAATAGAAGTTCCTGATGCGAGCATCTTGAGGAGAACAGACATCACTTTCTTTTCAGAATCAGAAACCCCATAATTATAAAGAGTGGGTTCGTTTTGTGGAGCATCTAACCCAAGAATGGTGTTTCTGCCTGCTGTGGTAAGGTCGAGCCCCGCAATAAGCCCACTATCAGCAAAAATTTGTTCTTCCCGGTTAAATGTGCCAGATCTTTTATTCGGAGATAGTGGTTCTGCGCCAGTAATCCAACGCCATGATTCTGGATTTACGGCGGTACTAATTGAACTTTCTTTTGACCAAATTGTTTGTTTTTGGATGGGAGTTTTTCCAAAATACTCTCGAAATAGCATTCCAATTGGAAGATTTTTCAAATAAGAAATGGACGAATCCCAATTAAACTTTCGCAAAGTTTGTTGAGATAATGCGCCATCTCCCAACAATTCTTTAACTTTTTCTGTTGGAATTGGTGTAGGTGCTTGAGTGGAGGTAAACAAACTATCATTTTTTAAAATGCGATTGGGATCATTTGGAAAAGCTGGTACATCACATCCAGGAATCCAAGAAGGATCTTCGCTGGACTGATCTATTAACAAATAAGAATCCAACGAAGTATCTCCGATAGTTCCAATCATTTTAGTCAAGCGATTTGATACTGCATAAACTTGATGACGAATAAAATAATCTAAAACTTTATCGAAATCATCCGTTTGGGATCGTGGTGGCCTTAATGAAGGTGCATTACGATTATAGAGATCCAATGCTTCTTTGCGGAATTCATCAATAAATTCTTTTTGAGTTACGTCCTTTACAAGCAATTGTGAAATATAGTTAACAAGTAACCCATCCACCGTGTCGGGACTATTAAATCTAAAGTAATAAAAGATAAAAAGTGAACGTAACATCACTTCTAGCACATAAGTTCGAACAGTTAAAAGAACTGCCCCGCCGAGGTTGGCCTTTTCAAAAGGATTATCTTTGTTCGAACCCAAACCATCAATATTTGGAAAAGATGCATCTATACATTGAACAACTCCGTATTCATCTCTAATACGTTGTTTAATTACTTCAGTGTCTAGCAAGCTGGGATTAGGATCACAATTTGGATCTTGACCTGTTTTATTCATTGGCAATAAGTCCAAACCATTTAATTTTCCTAAATCTAATAAAGGAGATTTAGAAATCATTTTAGTAAAACTGCAATAAAAATCACGCCACAAACCATCATAAGTGCTATGAGGTGAAGTTGGGGAGCCATAATCTTTAGCATAAAGAAAGTTTTTTAATCCTTCTCTACCGCCTCGCGGGATTCCCACAATTCCTTGAGATAGATCAACATCAGCAACTGTTTCTCGCAGATCGTCCACAATCTTATATGAGCTTCTATATGTGGTAGCTCCGTGAGCCCAGGCTTTTTGATTCCAAGTGACAAATGCTTGCTCTTGAGGAATATGTTCAAGATTTGCATCATATGTCCAACTATTGAATTGTTGGGCGATGCAAACATAATCTTCTTGTTTTTTACTTTCCACATCCTGATAAATAATCAAAGGTGGTGTTACTACACTCCCGGCCATCGGTGCTTCAAGGGCTAACGTAATAGTCGTTGCATAACTATTAATAGGCCAGCCGCTACCACAATTTACATCTATGCTGGCTGAATATGGAACAATGTAATCAATGTTGTAAGTGGACCCTGCCAATGCCCCAAACGCTTTAGCAATCATTTCGGTGGCATTGTCAGTTAAAGCACCTCCATGTGCGGCGGTTCCGGTGGTGGGTAATGGTGGTGTTGGTAATTGTGGAGATGGTGTAGAGTTTCCTAAAATTTTCTGGATTTCATTTCCCACTCCTGCGGCATCGAAGACACTGTTCTTTATTTGAAAATTATATACATGATACGAGTCTCGCTGATCAGTTATGTCAAAAAGCTTTTCATCTGCACACATAGATGCAAATGAATCTTGAAGACCAGGAGCAAATTTTGATTGGCCTTTTTCTTTTGTAGTAATGGGAATTGGAGAATAACCATATAATCGGGAATATTCAGCCATTCGCTGATCTGCTGGGGCTTGAGCATAATCTTGTGGCCGCTTTCTGCCGCCTATGGTAAGTCTATCTCCAGCGCCCGGTAAAATTTGTGCTTGTTCCCATGCAGCTTCTTGCTCTGCTGTTGGGGTCGTTTGGCCAGTTTGCATTTGGCCTGCGACCAAGCGATCTCTAACTTTAACAGGAGAACCCCAGTCCAAGCGGGCATCTCGATTATAATATTCTACATCGTCATTATCAGTTCCACCGATAGCGTTCTCTATTATCATCACTTCATCAGTTTCGCCATCTTCGCGATAAGAAACTAATGAGCGTCCTGGAACTGCGGCATCGCCAGGTAACGCTCCATAAGAATAGTTTAGTGAAGGATCTTTAACAAGCTTAGTCCATTCAGGGTTAAGTTCAAGCTTTGATGTGCCATTATCGTCAATAACAATTGTACGCGGCACTTCTCTTTCAATAAACGTATCTTTTGTCAAATTGGGTATAAACCCATCTATATCCTGATTAAAAGTCATTGTCAAGGTATCATAAATCGTATCAAGGACTTGATTCATTAAAAAGGTCAAAGAGGGGTGATCTTTCTCAATTAAACCTTTCTTAACTTCAGGAATTAAGACTTCACCCGTTTTCCTCGAAATAATTTCTTTTGAATTAATCGGATTGGGCATTGTCATTTCTTTCGGGACAATAATACCAGCAGGATCTCGATAAATAACTGTGCAGTAGATTTCTGGTACTGCATGTTTAAGAGGGTTTCCCTGCTCCAACATGGTTGACAGTTCCTCTAGTCGCTGATCGCGGCGGGCGTTGGATTTTAAAATTTGATCATCAATTTGAGCAGAAGACAGACCCTTGTCATTTAATAATTTTGTGCGTACAGCAATATCGTCGGTGTCTTGTAAGCATTTTGCCGATTCAGGCATCGCATCAGTAATGTTTTTTATTTGTTCTAAAACTGGTGTGGTTCCTATCAGTTTGCCCAAGTCTTCCCATAATCTTCTAATCTGTTTTGGCAGAGATGAGGGATCACCATCACCTTGCATTAGGCGTTTTAAATTAGGATAATTATCAAGTAATGCAGTAAGTCCATACGTCGCGTCTCGACCAACCGGACAGCCCAATAAAAGATTGCCAGTTTCGCCAGGGGTTAAGATTGTTGATGATGCTCGAATATAGCTCGTAAAATCAGTTTTAGCATTTTCAATCTTTTGTTCTATTTCCTGTTTTGTAAGAGCTTTTGTTTTTTGATACCCCAAAGCTTCACCCAAATCTTCGTCAATATGGTTGGCCAGTAGAAATGGATTTTTTGCATGTTGTTTTCCTTCAGCTATAACTTCAGCTGCAATCTCATCTGCGCCTGTGCCTTCGTAAATCCCGGAGCTTATATCCGAAACAGTTCCTACAATTAAGCCAGGTAATAAAGAATCCGCCACATTCAATCCACCAAAATTCATAGCATCATTTCGATTGGCGCGGCCTTCATTGGCTAGGGCGCACTCTTTACAAGCATCTAGCAATTGTCGGATTAATTCAACAAGCATTTGAATTAAAACGTTTACGACCGCATCTAAAATTCCATTCAAGATCTGTAGTCCCAGATCTCTCATATAATCTACAACAGGGAAATCGTCTGGAACGGAAATCGTGGGAAGTTGCTTTTGTAAAAGAACTGAAACATTATCAAAAAAGGAATCCGTCTGACTCAACAAGGCTCTTGCTTTGTCCAAAAATTCAAAGCCTCGGAAACCCATGCACTCCATAGCGCCAGCTATCAAGCTTTGAAGTGGAATTTTGTTTAAAAGCCGTTTCCACACTCCATCACCAATGTAGTCGGTAGGGTTTGTACCTAAAATCGAAGTGCCCATTTCCAGATACTCACTAATAGAATCTAAGCTACTGATTACATGATCTCCGACGAAATTAGCCGATGAATCTAGTTTATCTTGTAATTCTTCTCGCTGCTCTGGTGTGTTTTTAAGGGCTAAGAAATCATCTAAATCTAGAGATGTATAGTGCGCCGAAACACGCGCCTTATACTCCTCCCACGCATTGGCTTTGGTTTTGCTTTTACGGGGGGCTTCAGACATTTCATATGAGGGAGGATTTAAAACAAATTTATCAAAGAATTGTTGCATTGGCATTTTTTCATTTTTGAAATAAATTTGATGTATTTCTTCAAAATTAGTCAAAAAGTTAACTGTTCTTTGGTTTGTTGCTACTGGTGATTTTACAAATTTGTTAAAACCTTTGAACAGGGTTTTGAATCCACTGCCGTCATTTATCTGTGCATATAAGAATTTATATTGAGAGTCGATTCCAAACACAATCAAATCTGAACGTGAATTAGAAAACATATGGCCATTTGCTTTCATTAAGGCTGACAAAACATTAATAAAATTAGAAAGATTATTAACCTCATATATTAAATCCAGCCCTTGAACTTTACCCTTAAATTTTCGGATACTAGCAGTATATCGATTTAAAAGTTCTAACACTCCATTGAACTTCTTTTCTATTCCAAAAGTATTAAAATAAATCTCAGCAGATGGTGTTGGGAGTGTCTTTGGTTCGGGTGCGGCTGTCAATTCTTGATCAATAACAATTGAAGGAATTGAAACTAAAACTTTAATAGGGGATAAAGGGCGTTCTGATAAAAACCAATCTTCTGCAAACGCAGTATCCATTCGAGAGTTGTTTGCATCATCCTCTCTTTCATAAAAATGCAAAAGAGTTTCAAACCCGGTTGGAATGGCATTTTCTTTTATATCTTCCAACCTGTCATCACTACCATCAGTTGTAGTATCATTAGTGGTAACAGTAATAGAATATCTATCTGGCAAATCACCTTCCGCTTTTTGAAAAAAACCAATGGCATCTTTTTGTTTCGTCCAATCAAGCTTGATTAGCGGTTTAATATCTTTTGTTGTATCAATGGGCATAACTAATTTACGTGGTTTGACCTACTATTTATATACCTGTCTCCCAATTCATTTAAATAAGTTAATTGAAAAGTTCTTAAATTTGCCTTAAACATCCCACACGATCTTTTAGTCTGACTAAGATAATCCAACATAGTTTTACAACCTGCTGATTGTACTGTGGGAGAAGTGGTTGTCATTTTGCCAAAAAACGGCGAATGGTGAAAGTGATTTGTTACTGCCTGATTAAAAGAAGATTGAATCATCAAAAGAGAATCAACAATACCTGCCAAACTATCGACATGATCAACAAGTCGTATCAAAGCATCTTTAAGATTGGTCCCCTTTACCACTGGTTGAAGATCGGAATCGTCATTTCCAGCAATAATATCAATGCCAGCAACACTACGGACTGTTCCTCCCTGTGAATTGTTAGTCTCGCCGCCAGTTACCAATTTGATCCCTTCGCGGGCAATAATTCTTATTCCATCAGCCTTCAAAGCAATACCAGACCGAGGCTCGGGCACCCAAACAGAAGGTGTTGGAATATTGGGATTATCAACAATAGCAAATTCGTCAGCATTGACGCCAATTGGCGATCCGATGCTGCCATTGGCTAAATCGAAATTAGCATCAATATCTGTTTTTTGGCTAATATAGATTCTGGCAGCATCTTTTTTAAAATCTGGATCTGTCCAGACACGCTGATCGTTCGCTGTATACTCAATCACATTTGCCGCCATTCGGCCAACGACGATATCAATTGCTGCTGCTTGAGTATCGCCGCGACCACCATATCCAGTCAGAAGGCTTCCCGGACGATCCCTTCCCAATACAATCCAAGCATTATTATCATTTTTAATAATTTTTTCAGTTGTTGTTTGGATAAAGCCTGGTACTGGTTCCAGGAGTGGATCACCAGCAATACCTTTAATATATTTGGTATCTTTTTTGCTTTTCTTGTTGGAAGCTTTTTTTGCCTCTTTACTTAAGCCTGCATTTGTATTTGCTTTTTTAAAAGTCATTATTATATCTCATCTTCTCTCCGGGTTGTGCGTGACGGCGGGGATGATGTGGCTGGGGGAGCGGCGGGGACATCTTTTTTACGTTTATTCTTATCCTTAAAGCTGCTAGAAGCAGATTCAAAGGTTGGGGCTGCGCCTTTTGCAAACTTACCTAAATAAAGGCCCACTTTATTAGTAAATCCCCAAGCCCAAGGATGAATAACTTGAACAATGTCACCTGCCTTTGGAATATCTTTATCCAATCCTAGATTCTGAGCTTCGAAAATAAAATGTTCGTAGATAAGACTATCTTCATCTCCCGGATTTAAAAAATTTCTTGGAACAGAGAGAGCAGCATCAAAGCTTGTATGAACCCACATTTTTAAACAACTTGTGGATTCTGTCTCGGAAACCATATTGGCTCTATCACGAGGGCCGCCAGGAGTTAATTTTCCATTTTTTGTGACCTTTAATACAATGCCCGGTATGGGGCGCGTGACTTGTTCTCCGGTACTGTCGTAGCTTCTCTTAACAAGAACTGCCCAACGGTCAACAAAGTTATCTTCAGGGGCCAAGAATGAAGAAGGGAACTGTTCGCCATTTTCAGGGAAAATATTATAATTTCCATTAAGAATCTTTTTTGTTTTTTTTGACATCGTTCACCCCCTCATTTAATTGGTCAAATATATCGTCTCTCTCAGATTGAGATAAATCCATACTTGCTTTCTCGCCTTTCTTTTGAAGGGTTGCGATCTTAACTAATTGTTCATTAGATCGTTGAAGGGTTTCCACATATTTTGCTGCGATCAAGCCAACCTCCTTGTGACGATGTTCATCAGAGGAAAGGTACTTAACCAGGTCTTTAAGCAGCTCTTTTGTTTGATCACGATCTGCCCGAATATTATCGATGGCTTCTTCGGCTAGGGTTTCAAAATCTTTCTTTACTCGTTCCATTTTTTCTTAAAAATCGCATACTCAAACCT